AAAGGAGGAGCATGGATATCTGCTACCGAAGATTTTAAAGAACTCTTGGTTGAAAACGGCCTTGAGTTTCCAGACAAAATACAAGGAGAGAACAACCTTTTCAAACTAATAGAAGACGACAAAAACCTTTCTAACTTCTTAATCAAATATTTCAAAAATGCAATATCTGAGTTATCATGAAGTTTTTAGACCCTTTTGGTAAACCAAGAAACCTAAAGAGCGCTAAAAAATACCTTGTTGATTGGGAGGCTAAAAGCAGAAGTAAATTTCAAAGCAAGGTTAAAAGTTTCCTTGAGCCTTACTGGAAGAATGATATTGTTTTTGAAGAGTTTAGAATTGTAGGGACAAGATTATCTCTTGATTTTTATAATGCGAACAAAAAAGTCGCAGTCGAAGTCCAAGGAGATCAACATGTTCGTTATGTAAAACATTTTCATAAGAACAGGTTAAAATATCTGGATCAGTTAAAAAGAGACCAGAAAAAGCTTGACTTCTGTGAGCTTAATGATATAAAGCTGGTAGAGGTTTATACAACCGACACCATAAACGCCTCGTTGTTTAAAGACCAAAACGCAAACTTATGAAAGAACAAGAAAACATAGAATTTTCAATACCAGACAACTTTATAGAAAAAATTTATGAATTTAGCGGCGGCGCAGATAAATATAAAGGAATGATACTAGCTGTCTGCACAGAGACAGGTTCTCCTACTGTATATTCCAAATATGATTCCTCTATAGTTGAGCTTGGTTTAAAAAAAGCAGTTTCAGATTTCGTGGCTGGAAACTTTGAAGAGTTTAAAAAATAAACAATAATGATTTATAATCTAGAATTAGAAAAGCAACTATTAGCCGCCTTAATTAAGGAGCCAGAACTATTTTCTGAGATAGCCAACTTTATAGATCATGATGATTTTTATTCAGAGGAATCGAATCTTCACAAAACCATTTTTACTATAGTAAAACAAGCTATAGAAAACAGCGAGGATATTGACGAGGTTATTATTGCCCAAAGGATAGCGAGTATAGGTTTGTCTTTTGAAGACAGGCTTAACCCAGCAGATTATATAAAATCTCTTGCACTTAGAAAAGTTCCTAAAGGGAATCTAATTAAGACTGCTAGAGAACTAAAAAAGATTTCGGTTAGAAGGGGTATTTATAAAGCCGCTCAAGACATGGCGAAAGCAATGAAGTCTGTTTCTCCAGAGACGACATATCATGAAATTATAGAGAAGGCCGATAATGTTTACAACTCCAGAATCAATTTATATGAGATAGGTGAAGACGAGCCTATTAATATATATGACGAAATGGAATATATGATTGAGGACAGAGGTAACAATCCAATTGAAGAGTTTGGAATGATGGGTCCTCATAAAAAAGTCAATGACATGTATGGTTCAATATTAAGACCAGGAAACATAACAGTTGTCGTCGCTAGGTCTGGGGTGGGTAAAACTCAGTTTTGTATGCACTACGCCACACAGGTCGCGTCTCAATATGATGTTCCAGTATTGCATTTTGATAATGGAGAGATGAGCAAAGAAGAACTTATAATGAGACAGTGCGCCTCTATCTCTGGAATACCATCCCATCTACTTGAGAGTGGAAAATGGAGACAAGCGGGTGATGAGGTTGTGGCTAAAGTAAGAGAGACTTGGGACAAAGTTAAGAACTTGAAGTTTTATTATTATAATGTTGGGGGCATGGATGTTGATTCTATGGTTAACACACTGAAAAGATTTTACTATTCCAAAGTTGGAAGAGGCAACAGAATGATTTTTTCTTTTGATTATATTAAAACAACAAGCGAAGCCTCTGCTAATAAAAATGAATGGCAAGTAGTTGGTGAGATGGTAGATAAGTTTAAGAAGTGTGTCCAAAAAGAAATACTTTTTGATGGAGAGCCAATCATACCAATGATAACTTCTGTTCAATCAAACAGATACGGGATAACGAACAACAGAAACGCATCAAACATAATTGATGATGAAAGCATTGTTTCTCTTTCTGATAGGATTATACAGTTTTGCTCTCACATGTTTATTCTAAGAAATAAGACTGCTGATGAAATAGAAGTTGAAGGAGGAAGGTTTGGCACTCATAAATTTATCAACATTAAATCTAGGCACCTTGGAAAAGACGTTGCTGGCGCTCTTGAGCCTGTCCAGATAGATGACTCTCTTAGGAAGAATTTTGTAAACCTTGAGTTTAAGAACTTCAACATTACAGAGTGCGGTGACCTTCGTGATATAGCAAGGTCTTTAGAGGGCGGGGGCGAAATTGACGGGTCAGAGCCCGATTCTTTACCAGATTTTGAAAATGTCTGATATGTATAAACAAATTTTAGAAGAACTTGGATATAAGCTGGTTGATCATGGCAACCATTGGAGAACTAGTGCTGTTTATAGAGACGGGGACAACGCTAGTGCGATTCAGGTTTATAAAGATAGCGGTGTTTGGACAGACTACGTTGATGACAGTGGACACAAGCCCCTTAAAAGATTAGTAGAACTTACCTTGAAAGGTCAGCCAGACAGATTAAAGTCTGTTTTAAAATCACTCGACTTAGAACCCGACAATCTTAAAGAATATAAACCAAAAACACTTATTGAAATGGAAAAAGTTTACGACGAATCTATTCTGGAAAAATTATTTCCAAATTATAATTTCTATGACAACAAAAGAATATCAGATTTAACACAAAAATCTTTTAAGGTTGGGCTTGCTGGTTCTGGTAATATGTATAGGAGAATGGTGTTTCCAATTTATAATGAACACTCTCAAATCATAGGCTTTTCTGGGAGAAAGGTTGACGATGGTCCTTCTCCAAAATGGAAACACATAGGCAAGAAAAACAATTGGATATACCCCGCATATGTTCCAAACAAAGAAACCGTTGATTCAATCATAACAAACAAACAAGAAGTTTATTTGGTTGAAAGCATAGGAGATGCCATGGCTCTTTATGAACAAGGGGTTAAAAATGTGTTGGTTATATTTGGTCTCTCTGTAAGTGCATCAATTATTAGCTACCTATCAAGCAAAACCATAAACAAAATAATCATTGCTGGCAATAACGACTTCAACTCTAAAGTTAATAGGGGTCTCATGGCATCAATAAAAAATTATTTTAAACTATCAAGCTACTTTGACTTAGACGTTATGTCTATTAAGGTTCCACCTAAAGGTTTTAATGATCTTGGTGAGGCTCATGAGGCAGGTTCAGATTTAGTTTCTTGGTCTAAAACAGAAACAGATCCAGAAAAACAAAGAGAATTCATCTCTGACTTTGTAAGAAAGAATGATCAAAAATTTGCGAAGTCTCACATTAAAAAAGCAAAAAAATTAAATGAGTGAACCCCAAACAACATTATCCGCCAGTAGAATTAAAACAGCTGAAAGTTGTTCTTGGCTTTATTGGTGCAAGTATAAATTAAATCTTCCAGATAAAAGCAATGATGGTGCCAGAAGGGGTTCAATTTGTCATTTAGTTTTTGAGGTTCTAGGTAACCCTAGACACAGAAAGCATTTCGAGCAAATCAAGAAAACACTTAATGTATTTAGTTCTGAGCCCATTAAGCGTTTAATCATGAAACACGCCGTAAGGGAAGGCGTTGACGATAGTGAAAATGTTCTGTTGATGAAAGAGATGACATTGAATGGTTTGATGTATGATTTTTTTGGAGACACGCATAGCGAACCAACAGAAGAACACTCTGAAAAAGACTTTCACATTACAGTTAACAACGGAACTGTAAGATATAAAATTCGCGGTTTTATTGATAAGTTATTTCTTTATGAAGATAAGAAATATGCATTGATCAGAGACTTTAAAACAAGCAAGGCCACATTTAAAGGTAAAGAGCTTGAAGATAATATGCAAGACTTAATGTACAGCCTTGCCGTAAGACATTTATTTCCAGAATACGACACCAAACAAAGCGAATTTTTGTTTTTAAAATTTGATTTAATTCCAGATGTTAAAGATACTGGTGTTATAAAAATGACCCCTTTAGATGAGGATGATCTTTATGGTTTCGAGCATCACCTTACAGAAATACAAGAATATCTAGATGGCTTTAATGAAAAGTCTGCCACCAAAAACATGGCAGCATATAAGGGTTTTCCAGACGACGGCTCTTTTAGCTGTAAACTGTTATGTGGTTTCGCTAAAGAGAAAGGGCAACTCAAAAAAGACGGAACTCCAATGTGGCATTGTGGAATGAAGTTTGATTTCTTTTATCACGAAATTAAAGACGAAGACGGCAATTTTGTTAAAACATGCTTCGAGGAAGATTTTTCAGAAGACATGGTTCCAGAGGGAGGTTCTCATGAGATGAAATATTATCCTGGGTGTCCTGCACATTCTTCTTGACAGGACCTATATGTATGTTAATATGTGGATATGGTCAAGCCAATATTCAGATCAACATATTCTATAGGGAAAAGCATACTTACTCTTGATGAAATAGTAGACATATGTGACGAAGGCAACATGGAAAACGTCACTATTGTTGAGGATAATCTCACAAGCTTCATGAAAGCCTTTCACCTTTGCAAAGAAAGGGGTAAAGATTTGACTTATGGTTTAAGGATTACTTTATGCAATGAAAATTTAGAAGACAACTCTGACCATAAAGCTGTTATCTTTGCCATGGACGATACGGGATGTAAATTGCTTAATAAAATTTACTCACTAGCTTTTGTAAAGAACGATGGCAAGCTTACATACAAAGAACTTAAGTCTTTATGGAATAAAGAGTCTTTATGTTTTATTGTTCCCTTCTATGATAGCTTTATACACCAAAACAACCTGCATCTAAAAAACTGTATTCCAGAATTAGACGGGTTAAATCCTATCTTTTGGATTGAGAAAAATGAACTTCCGTATGATAGGTTAATAGAGCAAAAAGTTCTTGAGTTTGCTAAGAAGAACTATAAGATTAGCTTCGTTAAAACTATTTGCTATAGAAATAAAGAAGATGTAGAAGCCCTACAGACATATAAGATTCTCTGTAACAGAAGCTTTGGCAGACAAGCTACCCTCTCCAACCCAAACCTAAGTCACTTTTCCAGCGATGAGTTTTGTTGGGAATCCTATAAAGAATTATCCAAATGAACAACTCACTATTAAGATTCAATAGAAAACAAAAGTATATAATCTTCGATACAGAAACCGAAGGTTTGAATTTAGTGAAATCTAAACCATGGCAAGCAGCTTGGATTGTCGCAGAGGGCAGCAAAATAATCAAGAAGTATGATAAACTTATTAAATGGGATAATTTAAACGTTTCTAAAGATGCCGCAAGAATTACAGGTTTTGACAAAAGGTATTACGAAGACAATGCAGAAGACCCAAAATCCGTTTGGAAAGAATTTTCTAAATATCTATATGACGATTCATATTTAATTGTTGGGCAAAACCTTCTTGGGTTTGACGTTTACATGATTGATGTTTGGCGTAAACTTATAGGAGAACCTCTACTGCAAGATTACATAAACAGGATAATAGACACAAAAGCTATAGCCACAGCTATAGAAAAAGAATCCCCAGTAGAGAAAAAAGATTTTATCTATTGGCAATACAGGTGGCTGAACCACAGAGAGAGGGGTTTAAAAACATCACAGCTAACACTGTTAAAAAAGTATGGCATTGACTTTGATCAGAAAAGATTGCATGATGCTCTTTATGATATCGAAATGAACTTCGAAATTTTTCACAAACAACTTTATGATATTGAATTATGAGATATAAAAACCCTTTCCCAGTTGGTGTTAAATTGCCAGAGATTAGTGTGCCAAAAGACACGCTTGAATCTATTGGCTTAAACGCCGACAGCAGTAGTCTCGAAATACTTAAGCAGCTTTGCAGAAAAGGATTGAGAGAACTGAAAATAATTAATAAAGAAAACAGAAAAGATTACTATGATCGTGTTCAAATGGAAATCGACATTTTAGATAATCTTGGGTTTGTAGATTATATACTACTTAACTGGGATATTATGGATTACTGTAAGAGGAGTGGTATTCCCACGGGTGCTGGCCGAGGAAGTGCGGCTGGAAGTTTAGTTCTTTTTCTTCTTGGTGTGACAAACATAGACCCAATTAAGTATGAGTTGTTTTTTGAGAGATTCGTCTCTAAGAGTAGGGCAAGGAAAATTGAGCATGAGGGGGAAGTATTCCTTGATGGTTCTTTACTTGCTGATATTGATAATGACATTTCTTATGATCGCCGCATTGAGGTTATTAAATATATCGAAGATAAGTATGAAGGCAAAACTTCAAAAATACTTACGCTCAATACTTTAAGCTCCAAGCTTTGCATGAAAGAGTGTGGTAAGATCGTTGCCGAACTTTCCGAAATGGATGTGAATCAAATCAGCGACACAATACCCAAGCACTTTGGGAAGGTGGCCAAGCTTGACGTAGCTTATGAAGAAAGCGAAGCCTTCAGAAAGTTTGCCGACACACACAAGAAGTCGTTTAAGATTGCTCATAAATTAGAAGGATTAATTAAAAACACAGGAGTTCACCCATCTGGCATTTCAATTAGTTATTATGCACAAGAGGACATAATGCCACTACAAAAAACAAATGATGGAGGGCTTGTTTCTGGTTATGATATGGACGATGTGGCAAGCCTTAGTGTTAAGTTCGATATACTGGGTTTGAGGACGCTTTCCGTTGTCCATGACACCTGTAGCCAAATTGGTTTAAAAGCCTCTGAGATTGATCCTGCTGACGAAAGCATCTATGCCGCACTAGCTTGCTTACAACAACCAAAGGGTTTGTTTCAAATTGAAGCAGATACTAACTTTAAAGTTTGTAAACAGATTGCCCCGCAAAACCTTGAACAGCTTTCTGCGGTAGTTGCTATTGCTCGTCCTGGAGCTTTAGACTTTAAGGATAGCTATGCCGACTATGTTAGAACTGGAGAGTTTCAATCTGTTCATGAATTTTTTGATGACATCCTTAGCTACACTGGAGGCATTCCTCTTTATCAAGAACAATTAATGAAGATGGCTGTTAAGGTTGGCTTTAGTCTTGATGAGTCAGAGCAGCTTCGCAGGATCGTTGGCAAAAAGAAGGTAGAAGATATGCCAGCTTGGAAAGCTAAGATTGAAGAAAAGATCAAAGAAAGAAAACTAGACCCAGTTATTGGAGAAGTTTTATGGAAGGTGGCTGAAGATTCAGCTAACTATTCATTTAATAAGTCTCATAGTATTTCTTACGCTTACCTTGCGGCCATTACTGTTTATTTAAAATTTAATTATCCGCAAGAGTTCTTCTTGAGTCTTTTGAAAATGTCTAGGTTTGAGCCAAATGCCCATGAGGAAATAGCCAAGATATCTCAAGAGCTTTCTTTTTTTAATATCAAACTTCTTCCGCCAGATTTAAACTTGTCTGATTTTGATTTTAAGATTGAAGGCACAAACATTAGATACGGGCTTAACTCTATCAAAGGTGTTTCTGAAAAAGCTATAGAATCATTAATTGAATTTAGGGAAAGCAGTTTTGAAAACAAGTATGATGTTTTTATAGCAGCAAAAGATTGTGGTGTTAACATAGGGACAATGTCGGCTTTTATACAAGCTGGTATGCTTGATTCTTTTGTTTCTTCTGATCGTTGTAGGCTGGTTCTGGAAGCTCAAACGTTTAATGTCTTAACTGACAGAGAAAAAAGAAACATAATTGAACTTGGCCCTCGCTTTAATTATGATGTACTAAATACAATTCACTCTTGTAGAAGTGAAAATACCCCAGCTGATGATGGAAGAGTTCTATTTGCAGAAAGAAGGTTTAATACATTCAAGAAAAAATATACTCCATACAAGAATATTTATGAACAAAACTCAAGCCACATTAAATTTGCTAATTGGTATTTTGAAACTAAACTTCTTGGTTATAGCTACTCTTATAACATAAGAGAAATATTTACAAAAGGTGATGAAGCCTCGTTCAAAACTTCTGAAGAAGTAAGAAACTCCTCAGAAAGGAGTAGGGTTAAGTTTGTTGGTGAGGTCACCGATATCATTAAAAGGACAAGCAGAAATGGGAATAAGTATGCAAGAATCGAAATGCAAGATGAACTTGGCCCTGTTTGTGGATTATTTCTTGACTCAGATAGAGAAGAAAGGTTGACAGAATATTTAGAATCTGGTAAAAAACTACCCAAGAAAGGGGGTGTTGCTATTATAGTTGGCACTTCTGGAGAAGATATAGTCTTTGTTGATAAGATTGAGACTATCGAAGAAAAAATTTATATGAAACTATCTGAACTAAAATGAGTGTATATAATGATGTGATATTTAAAGAGTTTAATCTTACACCCAGAGCAAAAAAAGCCTATAAAGACGCTTATTTACTTTCCAAAGAACTTGGTCACAAAAACATAAACAATTTGCATGTTTTCTATGGGTGCATGAAAAACAGCTCTAAGCATCTTGATTCTTTCTTTTTTAACAACGGAGTTATAATATCAGACGAAGACATTATAAGCGTGATATGCAAAGCTAAAGAAAGCGATAATGATAAATTCTTTGTTAACGATAACTCTGACCCTTGGCACAAAGAGGTTATAGAGGCGGTTAAAGAAGCCAATAATATTTCTAACAAACTAAACCAATATTATGTTGGCATTGAACACGTAATACTTGGTATAATAAAAACTTCCTCTTATGTTTTTGATAATTTAGAAGATCATATTTTAGACTTTGCTTCCTTTAAAACCAACTTGAATAGTTTTATAATTGAAGACCTTGACGGTTTTGATGAGTTGGTTGAAGACATGTCCGAAAGCGATATGTTAAGAGAAAGCATTAGTCTCAATGATTTAGATGATCCTGATTTAGCTTCAGAAGACCAAAACACGCCTAACTTTGTTACAAATTTAAATGACCTTTATATGGATGACAAGCTGCCTGATGTTTATGGCAGAGAAAAAGAAGTTGGCTTATTAATAGAAACAATATCAAAGAAAAATAAATGCAACGCTATACTAACTGGAGAGGCTGGGGTAGGAAAAACAGCGATAGTAGAATCCCTAGCAAGAAAAATTTGTCAAGCAGATGTGCCAACAAATCTCTTAGGAATGGAAATTTTAAGTATAGACTTAGGAACAATGCTCGCTGGAACCCAATACAGGGGTCAGTTTGAACAGAAATTAAAAACACTTCTTGATGTAGCTAAGAAAAACCCTCATATTATTTTATTCTTTGATGAAGTGCATACTATTTTTGGGGCTGGAGGCAATCAAGAAGGGGGTGTAGATGCCGCAAATATGCTTAAACCCATGCTCGCTAGAGGTGATATAAAATGCATAGGATCTACAACAAGCGCTGAATACGAAAAGATATTCAAGAAAGACAGCGCAATGAAAAGAAGGTTTTTTAACATAGAAGTTTTAGAACCGTCTACAGAAGAAACCAAACAAATTTTATATAAATGTAAAGATAAGTATGAAGATTTCCATAATGTAAAGTTTAACAAGCCTATAATTGATTGTATAGTTGATCTATCAGACTCGTTAATAAGCCACAAAAAGTTTCCAGACAAAGCTTTTGATATAATAGACCAAACAGGATCAAGGGTTAAGATAAAAAATCTAAAACCCTGCAAAGAAATTTTAAAAAGTCACGATAATCTTATTAGTATTTTAACAGAAAAAGATGCTGAAGTTTCAGACATCAAAGAAAAATTTAATGATTTCTTAGAAGATTTAAAAACAATAAACAAAGATTTAAGAGCAAAGCCCATAACGATAAAGAAACAAGATGTTTTGGAGGTAATAGCCGAACACGCTAAGATTTCGGTAGAACAAGTAAAGAATAGCAGGAAAGGGTTCTCTTCTTTTTTACCAAGGATTAAAAGCGAAGTTTTTGGACAAGACGAAACGCTCTCTAAGATTAATGATTTGCTTTCATGTGCAAAAGCTGGATTAACAGAAGATAACAAGCCCCTATCAAGTATGTTTTTTGTCGGACCAACAAGCGTTGGTAAGACCTATACAGCAAAAAAAATAGCCAAAAACTTTTTTGGAAACGAAAAGGCTTTTCTACAAATTAACATGAGTGAATTGTACGACAAGACAGGGATAAGTAAACTTATTGGTTCTAATTCTGGTTATGTTGGCTATGAAGAAGGGGGACTGCTTACTAAGTTTGTTCGAGACAATCCCAATTGTGTTGTGTTGTTTGATGAGATAGAGAAAGCTGACCCCCAGGTTCTTAATATTTTGCTTCACCTACTTGATGAGGGATACATAGAAGACAACAAGCACGAAAAAATAGATTTCTCTAAGTCTATAATTATACTCACAAGCAACATAGGTCATAGCGAAGCAAACAAAAAAAGCATGGGCTTTGTTCAGACAGACTCACCAAAGACAGAGTCTTATGAAAAGTCTATTAAAGAGAAACTAAAACCAGAACTTCTCGCAAGGATAAATGAGGTTATGATATTTAATGATCTTTCAGATGAAAATCTAAAGCGAATAATATCCTTCGAGCTTAATTTAATAAAAGAAAAATTATTTGATAAAAGTATTAACATAACCTTTAATAACCTCACTATTGATTGTATTTTTGATAGAATCAAGCAATCTAACCTACACGCTAGAGACATTAAAAATTACATAAGAGAAAAGGTTCAAGTTCCTGTAGCGAAAATCGTTGTAAAAAACTCAAAAACCTCAGAAATATTCATAAAAAATGTTGACAACAAGATAAGAGTGTGTTAAAATATTGTCGATATGAATAATACAAAACAAAATAAAATCATGACAGCAATCCGTTCTAGTAAAGGCCGTTTCTTTGGCTTGTATACTAAAAAGGGTGAGTCTATTAATGCTCAGTTTGTTTCTGAAAGCCCGTCATATGTGACGGTTTACGATAGGAATAACAAAGAAAAACGCAAGCTTGCAAAAACAAGTCTGTCAGCTCTTCGCCTTAAAAACAAAAGGATTGGTGTTGTTGCTTAATAACAAGTTCTAAATTAGAAACTTAAAGCCTTTTCAGTATAATTAGATGTATGAATCAATACAAGCTATTTGCTGGAAAGGCTTATTCTTTTGCTTTAAACAAAGAGATTAAAGAAGG